AGTGTATTGGGTAAAAACAATTTGTATTTAAATGACGTGCTACGCCTAATGGTAGTTCATATATCTCACCATCACGCAACGAGTAGTTTTGTGGAGAGTCGCCTTTGTATAGCTTGATACTAAAATCCATAACGCCACCTGGCACTTCGTGAAAAATAAACTTACCACTTACTTTTTCCGCATCTCTAGCGCGCAACTGTTCCATCTCGGTCTTTGTTAATTTTTTTCTTTCCATGATTACTCCCTTGTTAAATGTTAAGCGGGGAGGGTTGCCCCTCCCATCCGAATAAGATTATGCGTATTCTTCAGAGTTAAAGCAAGCTCCAACTTTCCAGAATATAACATCCCCTGCTTGACCAGCTGGGTTGTCTGCTCTAGCAGCACCGCCTCTTAGTTTGATACCAACAAAACCTTGGTTTACTGTAGCATCAGCCAAAATGTTAGCATTTTGTGATACTGAGTAAGCTGTATCTTGACCGAAAGGTATCATCTCTGGCAATTGTGAACCAGCAGCAACTTGTGCAGATGTTGGATAAGTGAAAGCTTCACCGCTACCAACAATGTCGATAGTAAAGCGAACTGATCCAAAACCAGCTAAAGCAGCTGTATTTGCAACTACGCTTGTTACTGTAGCTGATACATAGTTATTTGCTGAACTAGCGCTTAATAAAGCACTAATCCCTGCTCCACAAACAGCAGGTATATCAAATCTAACTTGCTGTCCTACAGTTAAACCGTGAGGCACACTTGTAGCAACAGTAATAACGCCAGCAGCTTGAGTAATGTTTGTAACAATTCTGTTGGCTGGATAGAATCTTGAGCTAATATCAATACGCTGTAAAGCACCATCAGTACCAGCAACACCAGAAGCTGTAGCTAATGCGTTATTTGCACCTAATAGCGTGTAGTCGTTACCAGCAACAACGCTGACAATCATATCTACGCCATAGTTACCAAATACAGGCACACCTAAAACACCAGCAACGTTTCTACCAGTAATACGTACGATATTACCAACAGCTACAGCTACTGCAGCTGTTGTAGCCGCAGATGTTACAACAGGCTGAACTGCGTTTGTTTGTGCAGTGGTTGTGTATTTAATAGATGCAAAGTTAGCAGGGTTAGAGTAATCAATTACTGTAAACATGCCTGCAGGAGCAGTTGTAGCACCAGCAGCATCAATAGCAACACCATTAGTCATTCCAGTTTGGAAATAAAACTGTAATGGAGCACCAACGCCATCATTAGCTAACATGTTAAATACAGTAATCCAGTTTACACCTGGTCTAAATACAATAGTTTTATCCGCACCGGTTGATACGAAATTACCACGTACTATAATTGTTCCGTCCATAATATCTCCTTTATTGTGCTAATGTAGCTCTTAGGTTGATAACCCAGAGATCGTTAGTTATTCTTGGACATGTCGCAAATTTATAGCCTACAGAAGCGTTTAACGCTAATGGGCCATCATAAATTGGCGGTCTGTAGATGAAGGACGCTGAGTAACCATCTTGCTGTACAGTAGCATAAGCTTCCATACCAACGCAGAAGATGTTGTACACATCACTACCATTAACAGAAGCATTTGGGCTGATTGAGCCGATGCTTGATACCAAGAATCTCAAGTTATTAACACAACCCCACTCTGAACGTAAAGCGTTTGTAGGTGCTGGATAATTACTTTTTGACGTAAAGTTATTAACGCCTTCTAACTCTTTTGTCATGTTTGTATGACATAAAGCAAAATAAGCGTCACGAACTGGAGCTGTACCAAACTTATCTTCACCTTCGATGTTGTCGGAGATTGTATAAGCGTTGTTACCTAGTAATACACGTGTTACTTCAGACACGTCTAACAATGTTAGCTCGGTCGGACTGTCGCCGTTTACGCCACCAACACAGTTAATAAATGATGCTGTTGATGCCAACATATCACGTGTTAACTGATCTTCGGTTTGACGTAGCGATACGCCTAAACGTGCTGCACATTCGTTCAAACATTCTATTACTTTCGGCTCTTGCCTACTGACCATTGCTGGCGGGGAAACCTCTTCGGATCTCCCTCTCCGTCTTTCGTACGGAGTTTAGACTTTCGCATACCCTTGTAAGTAAGAGTCCCACCCGTTAAGTCGTTCAGCGTGGACTTTTTCATTAATTACTATACAATAATTAATGAAAGGATATTTATGGGAAAAATTGTCAACTTTAAAACTACTCATACCATTGCTGAAATTGCTTATTTGGCTGGCCTTATAGATGGAGAAGGCTGCATCTACATTGGACATACCAAACAAGGAAAATATGGCACAGGTTATCAATGGCACTCCATGCTTAAAATTACAAGCTGCGATGAAGCACTTATAATTTGGTTGGAAAATACATTTGGCGGCTCCAAAGACTCCAGATATAGATGGACTAGTAAACAAAAATTTACGAGACCCGTTTACAACTGGCAAGCAACTGGACCAATGCTTGATTATATTTTGCCACTGGTTAAACCATATTTGATAATTAAAATTAAACAATGCGATGTCATGATTAAATACAGACTCACTTCCAAAAACATTGGTAGCAAAAGATTGTCTGATGAAGTTAATCAACAGAGGCTTTTGCTTTTGAGTGAACTTAGAAATCTTAACTCTCGCTTCCATAATCATCCTTTAAAAAATCCTTCGCCCTTGTCGCCATAGCTATTGCCTTAGGCTTCCAAGTCAATTAGGGCAGGTTTTAATCCCGCTTTCACTTAACGGGATCCTGATTTTGTAATGTTACTTGCTCATTAAGCACAACATAGGTCATTTACAAAATCAGATTTACGGCACCTAGCTTCTACCGTAAAACGAAATCTTAGCATCGATGTCTACAGCTGTTAGGTTTTGTGGTGGTGGAGTAATACCACTGTTCCCCAAAGGAACCATAGCTGTTTGTAGTGGGTTATATCTACGCATACGTAAAGTATTACCACCATTACGAGGCATATTTTTGCGCATTGCTGGGATATTATGAATCATATTTGGGACTGGTACGCTCAGTAATTTGTAGCTAAAGCTTTGTTGTACTGGCGATGGAAGTATGCTGGTAGTCGTAACTGCCATAGTTTTTCCTTAAATTAATATTAATCAACTTTGGTCTAAATCACAGCAATTTGCTGATCATTATTCCAAAAACAATATATTTAAGATGACGAGTCTTTTTACAGTCTGATGATCTGGCGAGAATCTATACGGCCATTAAGAAGGGTGAGAGTAGCGAGTTCTCGTTACGGCTGGCTTTATATTAGCAAAAAGTATATTAGGGTCAACTAGAGGGAGCAGATTGATACTACCCCCTATAATTTTATAAGTTTTGACGTGCTGCAAACATCTCTTTGACTAGCTGGTCTTTTAACTCTGGCGTCAATCCATTAGCAAACGCGTTGGCATGACTCAAAGGAGATTCACTTTTTTGTGGTGCTATACTGCTCAATGACTTAGGCTTAGCTAAGTTTTGCTGTGCTTTAAGCTTGTCAGCATCGTATGAAGTATCACGATGAATATTTAATAGCTTAATCATCTTATACGCCATAGCATGGGCTTTATAAACGTCGCCTGTAGCTAAAATTGCATCGGCCACATCTGGATCTATCTCACGTAATTTTTTTTGATTTTCGTATGACACTACTTTCTCAAAGTCTGGAAAGTCGTTTTTAATACGCATCTCAGCGGTAGACATAGCTAGACGCTTAGAATCTTCTTCACGTGCTTTCTTCAGCGCTGCTAACTCTTTTTTGATACTTAAAAGATGCCTACCCTCTGCCAAGTCGTCTTCTTTGATACCAAACTCACTAAGGTCAATCTCTTCTTCTTGAGGTTTTGTTGCAGCTTGTCTTTGTGCAAGTAGCTCTCTTGCTTCATCTAATTCACGCTGCAACTTATCTTTAGACTGACGCAGTAATCGCCAATTTTCGTCTTTGACGCTCTTTAGCTCCGCCTCGATAGATTGATCTGGTTGCGCCTGTATAGTTTGCTGTGGGGCTTCCTCAACAACTTCTTCTTGTACTTGCTCAACTACTTGCTCTTCAATCATTTCAATACCTTCCTGTTGCATTTTCTTGGCTGCCTCTCTGTTCATTTGATCAATTTGTGATTGTGATGCTATTGGTAAATCCATATCCTTACGCCTTTATCAATATTGAGTTATCTGCTTCATTATTTAACTGCTTTGACAGCTTTAACAAGTCGCCGTTTCGGTCGGCAAGTATATAATACAACAACCATCTTTCATCTGGTACTATCTCCCCTGCATGCCGTATAAACATTTCGCAGGTATCTTTTGATGGTAATACCCATAAAAACTGAATCTTATCGTCTTTATGTATCTTGTAGACTGTCTGGTCATATTCTGGGGTAGGGCACGATGTACGGTTTAAAAAGTAGTTACGTAAAACATTTTCCATTAAGCGTTCTTTTTTGGTCAACACAACTACATAGTACTCGCCTGTATATTGCTGTCTGCCACGCCGCAAGCACTCATAAAAATCTTTTTCATAAGTCTTATGTATCTCACGTTGCAACTCTATAGGATCTCTACTGTCAGGAGCTTTTTTTAACAGCTCACTGGATATTTTACCAACCGTATCTGCCATATTTACCTCATACTTTTTTCATGCTAACATTGCTTTACATTATCTCTCCTGTGGCATGATATGAGATTTGTACCCAAGTAGTTGTTTTATTGTTTGATTATAAATGTCATGCCACTCTAAAACTTATCATTACTAAAAAATCCTGATTGCATATTATCATTACCATAAACAGCTTGTCTATAACGTTTGTCTAGCTCTTCTGCTGTAGTATGGTCATCTCTTGTTTTTGGCAAACTAACACATAAATAACGTAATGCATCTGCCATGTGTGAGTGGATATCGTGCAACGGTCTGTCTTTGTACATCTGCCGTTTCGCATCATACTCTGGACGATAGTTTTCTATAGCCCGCAAAAGAGTTTTGCAACGCTCATCTATAAATATTCTGTTAAATGTATTACGAACACAATCTATTCCGTCCATCAAACCAATATCATCTGCTATTGTAAAATTTAAACCCAGGTGACGCGCTGTCTCTAATCTTGTTATACCGCTAGAAAACTCATGCACTTTGATATCATGGGGTGCTATGTGATAGCCGTACAAATATGGACGTTGCTGCACTATTTTGACGTAATGAGTCAATGCCTCACGCTCGCAAGAATATTCGTCTATGATGTAAATTTTGTTGTTTATGGTTTGATAGAACAGTATACTCGTGCTGTCGCTATAGCCTATGTCCCAAGATGTATTAACCTTAAACGTAGGATCGTATTCAAATCGCTGTACTCTGTCTTCAACTCTGGCTTTATCTAACTGTGCTGACCAATATGAACCACTATCTACCCCAGCAAAACTACAATAATATTCTTGTTGTATTAAATCTGGTGTGGTTAAGCCCTCGCTTAGCTCTTTATTGATCTCGTCTAGCTTAATGTGCTTTGTTTCATCAAGAGTAAGCTTTAAAGCAAACCAGTCTTTATGGTCTCGGGCTACCTGCCATAAGTCATAGAGGTGATTAGCTTTGCCTCGTGGCGTAGATACAAACAAACACCAGCCTCCGTTGTATGCCAATATGGGCTTGATTAGCTGGTAACATTTGCCGCCGTCTTGAAATATTGAATACTCGGTAAAGACTACAGCATAGGCGTTAGAACCTACCAAGTTATTATAGTTCAATGCTCCTATAAGCTGGATAGTAGAGCCGTTAACAAAACGAATAAGTAGCTCTTGGCTGTTCATAGAGCTTATTACTTGTGGTGGAATCAGGTCTAAGAACCTACGACCGTCAGATAAAATACTGTTCCATATGATCCGCTTGGCCATAGTATAGCTAGGCGCTATATAAAATATGTTACATGTCTTTTTTAGTGCTTGTCTGACACACAACCAGAAAGCAGCTACATCTTTACCGCTTCGGCGTGGCATGATGGCAACAGCTTTGCGATAGCCTTTGTTTTCAATAGCATCAATTATTAACTCTTGATACGGCTTTAGTTTAATTGAGTCTAGCTTGATGTTCATAATACCTTTCTAAAAGCAACCACATATTGCAGCTGCTATTGCATCGCTACTGTCATACGATACAAATTTAGTTGCCGATGGGAATAAGTTTTTCACTCTGTCTTGTATCTGTTGTTTAGTAGCCTTTCCAGTGCCAGTTAGTATTTCTTTGATTTGACAGGGCGTAAAGTCTTGCACGGTCATGTTTTTTTGAGCAGCTGCCAGCATTGCTATAGCACGTACAAAACCAAGCTTTAAAAAAGTTTGTGCGTTATGCTGTAAAAAAGAGGTCTCTATTGATAGATTAGTTATCTTATGCCTATCAATCAGCTCGATTATAGCGTTATAAATGGCTTCTAGCTTTTTATGCGTAGGGGTGCTTGCAGTTAGTTTGAAGCTTACATACTCCAGCAAGGATAGTTTATTTGCTTGTTTGCTAACTACAGCTAAGCCACATATTTGCAACCCTGGATCTACGCCAAGCGTAACAATCAACCGACAACCTTCAAAATAACTTTAGCAGGCATCTTAATATTGTGTTTTTCGCACAGCTTATCAAATGCTTGGCTTAGAGTTAGTTTTTCTTTGTGAGCTACAAAACTGACTACATCGCCGCAAGTATGACAATCAAAGCAGTAGTATACATGTTTTTTCGGGTTTACTGTAAAGTCTTTGAGCTTTTGACCTGTGCGTGGATGAAACGGACAATAACCATAATAGAACCCCTCATCTAATTCTAATGGCATGTATGACTTTATAATGTCTGCAATTTTTAATGATTTAACAACATGATTATAAAATTCAATGTTCATTACTACCTCGCTTTAGCTGTTTTCTTTGCTACCCTTTTAGGCTGTTTGACAAACTGCTTACCTTGTCTAATGCCTTCTCGTTTAGCTCTTGTTGTAGCAGCATATTCTTGAGGTGTCAATTTTTTTATAGCCGCTTTAGGTAGGTATCTTTCGCCAGTGGCTTCCGCCCCCTGCGTGCTGGGTTTGCCTGAGCGTGTACGCCATTTTTCACCTGTCCATTTTGATAAGGACTTTTGCTTTTTGGTCTTACCGCCAGTATAGCCGCCTCCGGCCTTCTTGTACTCCAATGCAACCAGCTGCGCCTTACGCCCGCTCCACTCATTAGGCCTTCCCCCTTTATTACTTGCCAAAATCTTTTTTTTAATTGATTCACGTAATGCAGGTTTTGTATAATTGCCCATAGTTTCCTTAGTAACATAATTTAATCTTCAAGCTTTGAGTAAGTTCCAAAAGCTTCTAAATATTTTACTGCGCTCTTAAGTATTTTTGGACTATCTCTAAACATTCCTAAAGCTCTATTGCACTGTTTGCATAAAATACCACGAAACTCTCCTGTTTGATGGTTATGGTCAATAGCATTATCCATTATTTCCATTTGCATTTTACATATTGCACAGCATTCATTTTGTTGCTCATACATAATTACAAATTCTTCTGGCGTAATGCCACGTCTTGCACATCGTTTAGCTAAAGTCCAACTATCTTTTTGTCTATATTCTTTGACTCGGTCAGGGTTGTTTTCTGTCCAACTTCGGTGTGCTTTAAACATACAAGTATTACATGAACTTTTTAACAAATGTTTTAATTTGCCACCACGACTTCTAAATAAAGATAGAGATTTTTCTTGTTTGCATTTTGTGCATATTTTATACATAATGATTTCCTCTCTATATATTTTAGACTAACCCAAAACCTTTGTCTTTTATCACTTCTTTGCCTTGTTACGTTTAGATATAGCTGCCGCCTTAGCTCTTGCGTCTGCTTTACTGCTGGCACCCCATGCCCTCAACGATAATAACAACCTAGTAGGCTCACCATTAGGCTTAAACTCTGGTCCAGCCATATTACCCATACGAGCTAAAAAAGATGCTCTGCGTGGATTGTCACCGCTTTTTACGGGTGGCTTTAGATTGCTGCCTTGCGCTTTGGCTGATGCTCTGCCCTTAGCATTAAGACCGCCAGCAGGATTCTTGCCTTCTGCTCGAGTCCAAGCAGGTGTTTTAAAACTTTTCATACTATCTCCTTAACAATTTGACTTATCTAAGTACCTAACTAATAAAGTACAAGCTATACCTAACACTGCCGTCGTTGCACTACCCGCATACGCCTTAGTTTTTGGTACGGCCTCTTGAAGCTGCTCTTCTTTCTGTGAGTTTTGCCTTTGCAGCTGCTCTAATGCAGTAGTCATCGCATTTAGTACTAACGTAGACATACCCGGCTCTACAACATCAGAGCTTATCTGTTGCTCTATTTGCTCTACTGCTGGGTCATGTGCTGGACTACTTTGCTTAAACGCCGCAATAGCTTTAGATACAATTTGTTTTTTGGCTATAGGTGGTAATGGTGAACAGCTTTTTTGAAACAGATCAGGTGCAGGCAGGTTTTTGTAAAACTCTGGGTGTTGTTGTGCGTATGCTATTTGCTTTTGCATAAGGTCATTGATGTCTACTCTGACCTCTTGTGCATACAACATGTTAACCGCTGTGGCTGCCTTGAAAATACGCTTTAATAACATAGAGACCCCTAGCACTTAAAAAAACTGTCTCTAATTTACTATATCTAACATATTATTACAGTGTTTTTACAATGCTAGGGATGCTTGGCACCCTAGCGGGGAGTCGAACCCACGATTTGTTGAATGAAAATCAACTGTCCTCGCCAGTTAGACGACTAGGGCGTAATTTATTTGCGCTTCTTTTTAGAGACGCTGATGGCAATAGCAATCGCTTGCTTAGGTTTTTTTACAACTGGACCACCTTTACCAGAATGCAATTCACCTTTTTTAAACTCGTCCATAACCTTAGCAATCTTCATCTTGCTCTTAGACTTGCCGTTGACTTTCTTCTTGGACATTTTCTTCATCATTTTTGAGTCTTCGGCTTTTTTCATAGACAATTTTTTAATCATCTTTGAATCTTCTTTGGCCTCACGCTCAAACATAGCTTTGTCATCTTTAAGATGCTTTATCATGTTTTTCATAGCTCACCTGTAATTTCATCGTTAGGCAAAATTAGTTTTTCTGCAAACCTACTAGCATTAAAGGTTTGATGGATAGCTTTTTCTGGTAGATTACTTATAGACATTTGATCTTCAAAGATCATTCTGCTATCTACCTTCTCTTGCTTACGTGGGTTTAGTTGATACGCCGACCCTATAGCCTGATAAAAGGCATCTTGCATATGTGATTTTTTTTTCATAATCATGTTCCTAAAAACAGGGAGCTGGTTAGCCCCCTGCAATATTATTTAGCTCTAGCAGTATCTTGATAATCAATCAATTTATCACGCTTCTTTTGCTTGCGTGTTTGCTTGCTCGTCAAGTTACTTGGTTTACCTAAAATGTTATAAGCGATTTTAGTCGCCTTACTGTTTTGTCTTGGTGCTTGAGCCATAATAAAACCTAGTATTTTTCTGGGTAAGGCATGCCTGACTTACGTTTACCACCCATAACATCATCACGTACTTGTACATCAATACCCTTGATATCATCATTCAAGTTGTATGAATCGTAAGCACAAGCTGGGTATGCTTTCATAATTACATTTTGTGGAAGGTTGGCGATAGCTGATTTGTCTTCAGAGATCATACCTGCATCTCTTGACTCCATCTCACGGCGTGATGTTTTGCCGCTGTAAAGATCTCTTGACTCCATGGACTTCATGCCATTGCCGTTACCGTTATGATATCTTTTTGCCATTATTGGACTCCTAAGAAATTGCTCTCTTGAGCAAGGTTTGCGCCTCTATCTTCAGAGGTTTTAATCATATTACTTGACTCTGTATCTTTTAAAAGCTTCTG